CCCTGCGGTCGCCATCAGTCGATCGCCTCCACGCACAGGAGCTCGTGCTCGGTGCGGTTGTTGTGTTCGAGCAGCGACGTGATTTCGAGGATGCGGCCACGCCACGAAAGACGCATCTGCTGCGTCATGCCATCCACGTATCGCAGCCGCACGCGGTGCGTCACCTCGGTCTGCTGCTGACCCGACTGAAGCACCTCGCGGCCCGACAGCCCCTCGACGCTCGCCCATCGCTCGACGTACGTGCTCCACGTCTGCACGACCTCGCCGATGTTGTTCACCGTCTCGGTCGCCCGCTGAATCGTGACGGGCTCGCGGAGGCGACCGGGGTCGATCACGTGTAGCTCCCCCACTTCACGGAGTCGAGGAGATGCTTCACGCCGAACGGCATCTCGGACAGCGACACGGCGTCGGCCGCCATCCGTCGCTCATACCACTGTCCGACGAGCATGAGGATCGCCGCTTTCACTCGTGGCGAGACCTTGCTGCCGTCGTCTCCGCGACCGCCCCACCATGTGACCGTGACGCTGCCGTAGTCGAGGAGGTGGCTCGGCCACGATCCGGCGTACAGCGTCCGCAGCGTGCCGGGCTTCGAGTCGCGATCGACTCGGTACTCGGTCGTCGAGAGCGTCGCCGTGTTGCCCGCCTCGCTCGCGGTGTAGACGATCGACACCGCCGTGCGACCGGCGGTCTGGCTCATCGGCGGGCGTGGTAGTTCGATGACCGCTGGAAACGCATCGAGCCGCATGACGTACTGCGTGTCCACGAGCGTCTCGTCCATGTACGTTTCGCAGTACTCGCGAGCCGCCGAGATGAGCGCAGCGATGTAGGCGTCGTCGCTGTTGTGATCCACGCGAATGTGAGCCTTGGCGTCGGTGACGCTCACCGGCTCGACAACCGGCTGCGTGGCGACCTTGATGCTGCGATACCGCTTGCCGTCATTCATGCCGTCGCCCCCTGCGCCGTGGCGTCATGTCTGCCCGCTCCGCGACAGGCTCCACCGCTGCCGTCTCGATGAGCGATTGCTGCGTCTCCCGCGTGGCGTAGCCCCACGCGAAGAGCCTCGCGGCGAAGGACTCATCCACCTCGACGAGCTCGTGCGCCTTGTAGGCACCGTACGCCCGATTCATCCGCACCTTGATTGTGTTCACTCGCCGACCCTCCATGCAGTTTCTGGTGGTCGCTTCGTCCGCTGCCACGCGGTCGTGTGCTGAAACGCCGGTCCCGAGAAATCCTTGCTCGGCCACGAGATCACGTACTCGCCGTGACCGATCACGACGCGCGGCGTGATGAAGAGCCGGTTGCCCGACGCCTTGAACTGACGCCAGAACCACAGATCGTCGTCGATCCGCCCGTCGCCCCAGCCGCCATCGGCGTCGGGCTTCGAGTGAAACCACGGCTTGAGCGTTCGCCTCAGCGCCCTGGTCGAGATGATCGTGCAACCGAAATGAGCCGTATCGACCTGCTGCACAGGCTCGGCGAACCACGACAGCGGCAGTTCTGTTTTGCCGTCGGCTGGAGGGTCGTCCATCGTGTCGAGGAGCGTGAGCATCGGACGCCCGTCCTCCCGTTTCGCTTGGATCGGGGCGAGCGCGTCGCACTGGCAAGTCATCGCGATCGCGAATAGACGCTCGATGTCCGAGCGGGTCACGAACGTGTCGTAGTCGAGCGTGATGATGTACTCGGTCGTCGGGGCAAACTCTTCGAGCATCCGAGTGAGCACCTGCGCCCAGAACGCCCCCTGCCCGAGCGTGGGCCGGATGTGCAGCGGCATGAGCGACTCGACGAACGCGAAGACGTTCGTGAGCGGCCCGAATCGGGGAGCCGACAGCACCGCCTCGGCACGCACCTCGACCGACGTATCGCCGACCTGAACGATCACGAGAAAGCCCTCAAGTGAAAACGGCGGGCGGCTCGTCGCCACCCGCCGATCACTGTGTCGGTCGTGTCAAGCCGCTCAGCCGCTGACGGCGGCGTTGACGCCCTTCGCGGAAGCGGTGACCGGCCCGTCGTTGCCCTTGCCGAGCCGTGCGACGGTGTAGACGTTGCCGGTCGTGTACGGCGTGGCGGTGATCTTCAGGTAGCGCTTCATGCCACGACAATCCACGTCCATCCGCACGACCACGTCACCCGCCGTGGCGGTCGGCGTCGGGATCGTGAATCCACCGGTGCCGCCGCCGACGAACTCGGTCACGTCGGAGTAGGACGAGTTGTTGTCGGACTCGCTGAGCTTCAGCACCGTGAAGGACGCCTGCGAGGTAAAGCCCGCGTTCGCCCACGGCTCCTGGCACACGTCGAGCGACACGTACTCGTAGCCGAGACGGTCGATGACGAGCGTGTGGGTCTGCGCCGCCGTCAGGTTCTCGGTGTGACCGACGACGCTCTTCGTCGCTTCGAGATGGTTCACTGTTCAGATCTCCTCGGAGGGTTGAGAGTCAGTCAGTCATCAGCCGAACTTGAGAGCCACGACCGGGCCAGCCTTGGTCGTCGAGCCCACGTCATGCACGACGATCGCGTTGCGGGTCGTGGCGAACGTGAGGGTCTGGTCGTACTCGATGTACCGCTCGGACGCCGTGCGGATCTGGATCGCCCGACGCTCGCCGTAGACGGCGGCCTGCGACAGGTCGCCGAAGAGGCAGGCCACCTCGCCGCTGCTGTCTGACAGCGACGAGTGCATCGAGTGAACCAGCGTGACCGGGTAGCCGAGGAACCGCTCGCCGAATCCGGCAGCCACGTCGCTCGACGAATTGCCGCCTGGGCCGCTCGCACCACCGGGCAGCATCGCGAGCCGCAGCATCGCAGAGCCCCAGCCAGCGGGACTGATGAAAAATCGAGCCGATCGACGTGCGTAAATCGGGAGCTTGGCGACGAGGTCGGTGAAGTTCTTCATCGTCAGCTCGCTGTACTGATCCTCGGTGCTGTCGGCCGTCGTGACGACCGACGCCGAGTAAGCCGACTTCACGATCTTCTTGGTGATCCCCTCGACGCCGTGATAGGTCGAGGTTCCGTCACCGATGAAGCCCGAGTTGTCCACCGCCTCGGCGAACGCTTGGGCGATTTCGGTCGCCATGAGGTCCGCAAGGTCGATCACCGAATCTTCAAGCAGCGAATTCGGGACGCGGTTCGCCACGCCCCAGATTTTCGCGACGAGCTCGACGTTGTCGAAGGTCACGTCGCTCGCGAGCACCTCGGCGTTCTCGCCGACCGGACGAGCGGCGAGCCCACCGGTGCGACGGGCGATGTTGAGCGTGTCGCTGTTCATCGGCACCCGGCGAGCGTACTGCGGATAGACGCCGTACTCCTCGACGAGCCGGATGATCTCGTTCGACAGTTCCGGCGAGGTTAGGACACCGCCGAGCGAGTTGACGCCGCCAGCCTGGGCGCGGCTCTCGACGCCGTGATCGACGCACCACCGACGAGCTTCGGCGTCGCCGAACACGTAGCCTCTCAAGTGCATGCCAGCGCGGTACGCCGACTCGGCGGAACGGAACGCCTTGAGCGGGCCATGCGACACGGGGATCGCGGGAACCTTGCGAGTCTCCACGGGAGCCTCCTCGGCAGCAGCCTTCTCGACGACCTTGGCGGGAGCACCACGCTCCAGCACGGCACGCAGTTCGAGGCTCTTGGCCTCGATGGCACGCAGGAGCTCGATCTGCGAGCGGAGCTTGTCCGCACGCTCAGACAGCGAGCGGAGAGACGACTCCTGCGCCGCGTCCATCGCGGGGGCGTCGCCCTCGGACGGAGCCTGGCTCATCGCCTCCATCTCAGCGACCACCTGGGCGAGCTCGTCGAGCAGCTGCTTGATCTTGTCCACGATGCGATCTCCTTGGTCGGGATGTGGCGGCGAGCACGCCACCTATCACGAACCTACGGAGTCAGACCGGCACCCATCCAGTCACTGAGCGGCGTTAGTAAACAACTTCCGCCGCCTGACCTCGACCGCCAGAAGCGTCTGTTTGTCGGTCGCACCGCACCTCGGGCAGCGCAGATACCGCGTCTGGTAGTCGCCAGACCGCTGACTCGACGCGATCACGTACACACCGGCCCGGCACTTCGGGCACGAGTCGCCACTAGCGGCCATGCTGTGTCAGGTACTCGCGGAGTTCTCGGGCGCGGGTCGCCGCAGCCATGCGGCGATGAGCCTCGGCGTCACGCTGAGCGCGGAACGCATCGTAGGACCGCTGGGCAACTTTCACGTCGGCGTCGGGGTACGCCGGGAAAGTGACCGGCCCGACATCGAGCAGCGAGTCGATGCGGTTGATGACCCTGACGCTGCGTCCGTCCTCGACGCTCCACGAGTCGCCGCCGCTCGGCACGGTGAACGAGAAGGACGAGCCACGCACGATCCCGGCCCGGATGTTGGCCGCGATGTCGCGACCGTAGGACGTGTCGGGCACTGGGAACTCATACCGCAGCCCGACCTCGTCCACGCTCATCGACAGAGTGCCGGGATACCTCGCGAGCGGGTAGTTCGCGTCGTGGTTCCACAGCGCCCGCGTCTCAAGCGGGCGACGACGCCCGCGACGCTCGGCGACGATGCCGAACGCACCGGGATCGATCCGCTCGACGAAGTCACCGAGATCGAGGCTCAGCACGCCGAACTTCGCGGCGTAGCCGACGATGTACTCGCGCTCGCTGCCGTCTTCCTCGCTGCGGCTCTCAACAGCGAGCAGCGGCACCGCCGACTCGATCTCGTCAATCGCCAGACTGCGTCGCTCGATGTTCATCGTCGTGCTCCTTGCGCTCTCGTCCGCTGCGTTCATCTGCGTCACCAGCTTTCTGCTCCATGAATAGCCCGAGTCGCCACCCCATAGAGCCCACGCTATCCGACCGTTCGACGGGAAGCCGTTCTGATCCGGGCTCCATCCCTCGCCCTGCTTGTCCACCTCGTGCCTGTCGAAGTACGCCTTCATCCTGCGTGCCGTCTCTGGGCTGATCGTCGTGCCGTTGCTCAGGTCGCGAGCGCGAGCCACGCCGATTGCCGTGCCGCCTCGGCCGTACTCTCTTCGCCAATCGAGTCCTTTCTGCGATTCCTCTCGCACGCCTGACGGCGGCGAGAAGTCGATGTGGTCATACTTAGCCGCCACGTTTCCGCCTCTTTCGACTTGCGCTGCTCTTTGCCTCGGAATCGGCAGCGGGCGGGTCAGTATCTATACCCGCCGCCGAGGCAAGTGCTTTGTAAGAAGGCGACTGCATGTACTTGTCATAAGCCGCGTAATCATCGTCGCCTGGCCTCAGTTCCACAAAACCATCTCCAATAAGTCCGGCAGCAGCGTCGTGCGCTCTCTTAGGGACAAGTATGTTGCCTCCCGGCAGCCTTCGCGGTATCACGCACTCACCCCCTCTTCTTCTTGCTTTTCTTGGGAAGCTCAATCTTTACGTCGTCAACAGACAGATAAGACTGAACAAATCTATCAATAAACTCCCTCGCAGGTCGTCCGTAAGCTTTTTCGGCGGCTTCTGCCCCGTACTTCTGGTGTGTGGCAAAAGACTCTGCCCAAAACTCTTGCCTGCCGGCAAACCCGCCGGGGCCGCCTTGCTGGAGATACGGATCTAGCGAATCATGCGAGGATGCGTGAATAGCCGCCCACTCCGAAGAAGAGTCGATTCCGAAGTTGTGTCCCACCGCGTGACCGTATTCGTGCAAGGCCAGGGAAACACTGCCGTGACGGCCCTTTCCTGCTGACACCGCGTTGTGGAAGGTATTAAACGAGCCTGGAACTGTGTCCCAAGTTACATCAGGCGGCCATCCTCGCGGAGTGATGCCTTTCATGTCTGCGTTGCCGTTCAGTTCTGTCATTGGAGAATCGCCGAGGTGAACAGTGACCCCCTTCGCTGCGGCGGCAGAAGCCAACCCGGACGGAATAGAGTCTAGGTCTGCGACGTGCTGCCTGACTGAAGCAGCGTCAAAATCTCTTATTACAAGACTGTCTTTCAGTTTTCGCGTGACCGACTCTAGGTGCTGCTCAGGCGTTTTCTGTGGAGAAGTCGGACTCCCAACGGCCGGTGCATCAACTCCAGCAGGGATCGATGCGCCGGTGTCATCTTTGCTGGCGCCACCCTTGCCTGCACACTTATTCCCTGGCTTGAACCCACCGGAACCAGTGCCGCAATCTCGTCGCTCAATCGACGCCTGCACCGACCGCAGAATCCGAACACACCGCAGCACGGCGTCGGCGTCACCGGCTCGCGTTGGGCGGAAGACGGCGATCACTTCTTCCGGCCCCGCGTCTTCGGCTTTTCGGCACAATCGCCGCACGGTTCCGACGGCTTGATCGTCTGCGGCGAGTCATCTACCCACACGTCCACGTTGATGCCCGCCGCATTCGCTGCGTCAGCCTTGAGCGTGTCGCCACCCACAAGCAGCACTTGCGAAAACGCATCGGTGTACTCGCCCAGCGTGTCGGTGACGATCTGACGATCGGACTCGGGGCGACGCGAGATCATCACGACCGTGTTGCCGTCTGCGACCGCCTTACGGGCGAACTCGCCCCACAACTGCGGATCGGCAGCGAACGTGCGGTCAAAGTCCATGCTGATCGTGATGGCTCGCATCTCGGGAAGCGATCTCGCGGGCGCGGGAACCGCATCTGGCACAAGCTGCGGCCGCGTATCCGCTGCTGGTTCAGGCTGCGGCAGAACCACGCCTGCGAGAATCGCGTCGATCATCTGCGGCGACGTGCCCGGGAACGACACCATCAGCAACGCCTTTGCGCCGTCAATCGTCAGGGCACCAGTGCGGTACTGATCGACGACTTCGAGCACGGTCGGTGCGTCGGTCGGAACGGCGTCGGCAGATGCTGCGGCCGCTGGCGCGACCGGCTCGGCAACAGGCACCGGCTCTGCCGCCGCCTTGTCGAGCGTCGTCATGTTCAACTGCACGAACCGCACGTCGCCGCCATCGACGGGATTGAGATTCTCCAGCGCCCGGATTTCGTTGACGCTCAAGACGCCGAGATTCCAAAGCGTGTTGTAGTACGCACCACGCCCGGCGGCATCGGCCCGCAGCGAGCCGCGCGTGTCGAACTCCGCGAAGAGCGTGTCGTCGGTGATGAGGTCGCGGCCGACCGCCAACTCTATGCGACGCAGCCACGGCATCAGACCGTTGGTCACGAAGTCGAGCGACTGCTGTTCGATATTCGAGAACGACGAACGAGTCAGGTCGCCTACGAGGTGCGGCGGCACGCCGTAGATGCGGCAGATTTCCTCGACCGCGAAACGGCGGGTCTCCAAGAACTGCGACTCCTGCATATTGCCGCCGCCCAACTCGATGGGCTTCAAGCCGCCTTGCAGGACTGCCGTGCGGTGACTGCGCTCGCTGCCACGGTGCATGCGCTCCCAGCCGTTGCGAAGAGCCTCGGCCGCCTCGGCTGAGATCGTGCTATCGGTGCTGAGCACCACGCCGGGGCGAGCACCGTTGCCGAAGAACGACGCTCCGTGAATCTCGCACGCACGAGCCAGCCCGATCGCGTCGCGGGCGAGCTCGACCGGCACCATGCCGTTGACGCCGTCGTCAGACAGCCACCGCAGGTGCATGATCGCGTCCTGCGAGTAGATCGTCTCGGTGCCGCGATCCTCGCGGTAGCGGTAGCGGAGCCGCCCGTTTTCGATCCGCTCGACCTGCATTCGGCTCGGATGCAGCACGATCAACTGCGTCGCAGGACCGGCACCGGCGATCTCGACGAATGCCTGCCCGTGCGTGAGCAGGTGGAGCATGATCTGCTCCCGCCATTCGTAGCTCGTCTGCCAGCCGTTCGGCCGCTCGTGGAGGATGCGATACAGCGGCACCTCGCGAGCGATTTCCTTCCCGCCGTTGGGCAATCGCCTGTAGAGATGCAGCGGAAGCCCTGCCACGCTGGACGACAGCACGCGAACGCACGCGAGGACGACCGTCGAACGGAGCGCCGTCTCAGGGTCGATCCGCACGCCAGACGGATTGCGGTTGCCGCCGTAGCCGCCCGACTCGTAGTCCCAGTTACGAGACTCGTACTCGGAGGTCGGAAGCCAGAGGATGCGTTCGGAGGGTGCGATCATAGGAAGAGGATGGAGGGTTCGGTTGCCGGTCCTTTGATGGTCTGCGAGGCATGGACGCCAAGGGCCATCACTAGCGCGACGATGCCGTCGATTCTCTCGTTGCTCTTCGCCTTAGACGGCTTGATGTTGCCGTTGTGGTCGTGCTGCACCGCTACGTTTCCAGCCTGCCACGCGAGCACCGGGTGCCCGCCATGCAGGAGCTTGCCTGACACGACGAGCGATTCCAGCACCTTTGCCGGACCGCTCATCGAGCCGTAGCCCTGTCCATACCCTACGACGTTTACCCCGTCCCCTTGCAGTTGATTCGCCAACTGGGTCGCGTTCCACCGGTCGATCCCGATCTCGCGGATGGCGTATCGGGAGGCGATTTCGTTGATGTCCGAACGCACTTTGTCGAAGTCGGTCACGTTGCCGGGCGTCAGGTGCATGTGCCCCTGCTTGGCCCACACGTCGTAGGCAACCTTGTCACGCCGCACCCGGTCCCGCATGTTTTCCTCGGGAATCCAAAAGTGCGGCTCGACCCAAAACGTCCCATCCTCCAGCGGGAACAGCAAAACGAGCGATGTCGTGTCGTAGGTCGTCGCCAGATCGAGACCGCCCCAGCATTCCCGGCCGAGAAGCGAAGTCGGGCAGGGCGGGTTGCCCTGCGCCCAGTGATCCATCCGCAGCCACCTAGTGTCTTGCTCGGTCCACTGATTCAAGTGCAATTGCCGGAAGGTGTTTTCGTATGACGGCATCTCGACCGCCCTGGCGCACTCGCTGCGTAGGTAGTCGAGCTTCACGCTCACGCCGAGGTTCGGGTTCGCCTTCCTCCACGTCGCTTCATTCCGCCAATCGTCATCGACCGCAGCGGCATATATCGCCGGGAGGAACGATTCGTCCTTGACGGCACCGCTTGAGACGGCTTCGGCGTACTTCCAGATTTCCCAGCACACACTCCTGCGGTCGTAGCCCGCTGTCGTTATGTAGACGAGCATCGGCTGGCGACGGGCACCCATCGAAGTCTGCATCACGTCCACGAGCTCGCGAGTGGGCTGGGCGTGCAACTCGTCGAAGATCACGCCGTGAGCGTTGAGCCCGTGCTTCGTAAACGCCTCGGCCGAGAGCGCCTTGTAGAACGAGTGCGTTTCCTCTCTGACGATCGAGTTACGGTAGACCTTCAGACGAGATCGCAGTGACGGACCCTGCTCAACGCACACCTTTGCCATCTCGAACACGAGCCGAGCCTGGTCGCGATCGGCAGCACACGAGTACACCTCGGCACCCGGCTCGTTCTCCAAGAGCAGCTTCAGTGCGATGCCAGCACACAGCGAACTTTTCCCGTTTTTGCGGGGAATCGCTAGCAGGCTTGTTCGCACCTTGCGAACACCGTCGCGAGCCTCGAACAAGCGTCGCACGTATTCCTGCTGCCACCGCTCAAGCACGAACGGTTTGCCGCCGAGCTCACCCTTCGCGTGCGTGAGGTACTTGTGAAAGAACCGCACGGCCAAGCATGACGGGCACGTCCTGCACGGCTTGTCAACCGAACATGAGGCGGTCTTCGTCGTCTTCCTTCGGGGCATTTTCCACCGCCGAGACGCGGGCCAGAGCGGAAGCTGTGAGCCCGAACTCTGACGCGAACTTGAGCATCTGATTGCGGGCGTCGCGTTTCCGCAGCCAAGCAGGGTGATTACTCACCCTACCTTTCTCGTCCACGATGGTCGTGCCGCCTTCCTTGAGTTCGGCGTCGGCCTGCACCATGTCGGCGAACGAGTCGCAGTAGCAGGCTAGGGTCTGCTGGTGCCTTGGGCTCATGACCTTGCTGGCCTCCAGCATCGGCAAGATTCGCTCCCACTCTTCGCGGGCGATATCGCAGAGCCATCCGGGGGCAGAAGGAACTCCAGGCGGTGCGTCGATGCCGCTCTTGTGCGGCCCTCGCACGCGAGACCCACGCATTTGCAGTATGGGCTTCGGCGTTGGCTTGCGACCTTTTGCCACGGCAAACCTCAAACTTCCAATTTCGGCCACGCGTCCCCCCATAGGAACAGCGGGTTTTCCTCACAAACCCCCGGCAAGCCGCGAGATACCCTCCCCGTCTGCCTACTTGCGAGGCAGTCCTCGTCGTTCGTTGTTCGTCTTGATGGCATGGCACGCGATGCACAAGCAGGCACCGCCATCCACGTCATACCGACTGCGTCCATCCTCGCAGCGATCCGTGCCATGCACGACCGGGCTCACGTGGTCCGCGTGGGCCTCGCCCTTGTCGGCACACACACGCCCGCAGTGCCGACACGTCCACGCATCACGCACGAGAACCGCCAGCCGCCACGCCCGGTGCCGCTCGTCGCAGTAACCACGCTGGTACGCGTTCGGTCTCGCCTCTGGCCTGCGTGGCGTACGTAGCCGAGGAGGGCGGCAGGTCGGTATCCGCTGCGGCATGACCTCACGCTACCACGCGCCCCCGCATCTCTTGCAGTTCTGCGTCCATCATGCCAGCGACCAGCCCGTCGAACGTCACCCTCGGCACCCAGCCCAGCACTCGGCGTGCCTTGCTCGCGTCGCCTTGGAGCAGATCGACCTCGGCCGGTCGGTAGTAGCGCGGGTCGATCTCGACGTGGTCGCGGTAGTCCAGCCCCACGTAGGCGAACGCCCGCTCGCAGAACTCCCTCACGCTGTGCGTCTCGCCCGTGGCAATGACGTAGTCGTCCGGGTCGTCCTCTTGCAGCATCAGCCACATCGCCTCAACGTAGTCCGCTGCGTGGCCCCAGTCCCGCCGGGCATCGAGGTTGCCCAGGTACAGCGTCTCGGGGATGCCGCTGGCGATCCGTGCCGCTGCCCGTGTGATCTTGCGGGTCACGAACGTCTCACCCCGCCTCGGGCTCTCATGGTTGAACAGGATGCCGCACGAGGCGTGCATCCCGTAGCTCTCGCGGTAGTTCACCGTGATCCAGTGAGCGTAGACCTTCGCCACGCCGTACGGCGATCGTGGGCGAAACGGCGTCGTCTCCCGCTGTGGCGTCTCGGCTACCTGCCCGTACATCTCGGAGGATGACGCCTGGTAGACGCGGCATCCCGGCACGACGCGGGCGGCTTCGAGGACGTTGAGCGCCCCGATGCCGACCGCTTCCGCCGTGTAGGCGGGCTGGTCGAACGACACGCGGACGTGGGACTGTGCCGCGAGGTTGTAGAGCTCGTCTGGCTCGATCTCGGCGACGAGCCGTGCCATCGCGCCGCCGTCGGTGACATCGCCGTAGTGGAGATTGACCCGATTGAAGATGTGCTCGATCCGCTGCGTGCCGAATGTGCTCGACCGCCGCACAATGCCGTGGACGATGTAGCCCTTCGCGAGCAGGAGCTCGGCGAGGTACGAGCCATCCTGTCCGGTGATGCCGGTGATCAGAGCGACGCGCATTGCTCCCTCCACCACGAGACCGTCTCGGCGATGCCGTCCTCCAGGCTGACCTTCGGCGTCCACCCGAGGATCTCGCGGGCTCGCGTTGCATCGACCGCACGGCGCGGCTGACCGTCTGGCTTCGATGCGTCCCAGCAAATCGTGCCCATGTAGCCGCATTCGCCCGCGATCATCTCGGCCAACTTCCTCATCTGCACCTCGCCGCCGCCACCCAAGTTGATCGGATCGGGCGTCGTCACCGTCTCCGCTGCTCGCACGATTCCTTCGGCGGCGTCGTCCACGTGGAGGAACTCGCGGCTCGCACAGCCCGTGCCCCAGAGCGTCACCGGGTCGGTGCGGCAGAATCGCCGGATCATCGCCGGGATCACGTGGCTCGATGCAGGGTCGAAGTTATCGTGCGGCCCGTACAGATTCGTCGGAATTACAACAGAACCCGGTAGGGAATACTGATTGTGGTACTGCCGTAGTAGTTCGTAGACAGCCCTCTTCGCGATGCCATACCCAGCGTTCGTCGGCTCGGGGTAGCCGTTCCACAAGTCGCCCTCGACGAACGGCACGGGCGGGTTGAGCGGGTAGCTGCACACCGTGCCGACGACGACGACCTTCTCCACCTCGAACCGTCGGCACTGCTCGATGACATTTAGCCCCATCGCGAGATTGGCGTAGGTGAACCGTCCAGGCGTCTTCATGTTCGCGCCGATGCCGCCGACTTCGGCCGCGAGGTGCAGCACGACTTCGGGACGGTGGTCATCAAACAGGTCGATCGTGTCCTCTTCGCTGGTCAGGTCGCACGCGACCCTGCGAGGCACGATCACCTGCGTGCATCCACGCTCACGCAGGAGACGACACACGGCGCGTCCGAGAAACCCGGCACCGCCCGTGACGAGGATTCGCTTGGCTGAGAGTTCCATGCCCGCATGGTGCGGGACGTGTCAACTCAGCCGTCCTCTTTCCGGCTGGCGAAGTAGCCACGCACCCACTCGACGAGCGGCTCGGGTGCCGAGTCCGTCCAGCGGAGCAAGCCGCTCTCGTCCACCTCGACGTGCGTCGCCGGGTCATAGCCAGCGCTGATGACCGGAAACCATCGGGAGTGGTACTGACGATCGGAAAACTTCCCGTGATGCAAGTGCATCGCGTCGCCTGGCAGGCACGCAATCTCGCCCTTCACCTTCGCGTACGCCACCTCGCTCCACTCGCGGAAGTGCCGTGCCATCGGCTCGTTCATCATGCGGAGGCATCGCTGCACTGTGTGGTTTGTCCATCCCTCGACCATCATCAAGTCGCCGCTGCCGACGATGTGCCGATCGTAGAGCGGCCAGATGTCGCGTCGTGCCGCCCACGCACCGCCTGGGCAGCAGTTCTCCCCGCTCAGATAACGCTCGCAGCGATGCCCGACGCAGAGCTTCTTGCTCTCGATCTGCCCGTCAGGCCCGGCACAGTGCCACTCGTTCCACATCTGCACGACCGGCCACTCTTCGAGCGTGCGGCACAGCCTCTCGGGCCACTGGTGATCGAGGAAGATCATGTCGGCGTCGATCCACGCCACCTTGTCGAACCGCTCGGGCAGTCTCTCGACCGCAAGATTGATGAGCCGCTCCTTTTGCCAGAGCATGTTGCGGTCGCCGCCTCGGACCTTGAGCCACGCGTCGTCGCGCGTGAACGCCTGCCCTTCGTAGGCGAGCTCGACGTTGAACGTCGGCACGCCCCACCACTTCATCTCGTGGAGGAACCGGAGGTAGTTCCGCCGCAGCGACTTCCACCCGGCAGGATTCCAGAAGACGCAGACGACCGCGAGCTCGCCGGGCAGCGACACCCGCTCGCGTCGCTCGCGTTGCGGCCCTTCGCGTCGCAGAATCGACGACAGGACGACCATCACTCACCCCGGCGGCACAAACGCATCACGCTCGGCGTCGTATCGGTAGCCGATGCCTGCGTAGCAGCCACGCATGGACCCGCTGTAACTGGTCTGCTTCCACCGATCATGCCCGTAAAGTTGTCGCAAGAACAGCACCCCGCGCGACTCCTCCTCAACGCCATCCGGTGACAACAGTTCCGCGTTGTTGACGACGATGACTCGCGTCACGTATCCGCCAGCGTCCAGTTCTGCAAAGTGTGCCATCAGAACGTGATGCTCCCGCTGCCGGTGAACGTGTAGATGGTGTCGCTGCCGCTCGTCGTCACCGTTGGACTGCCGGTGGTAGATGCGGCGGCCTGCGATGCGCGGAGTATGACGACGCCGGAGCCGCCTGCTCCACCGTTTCTGGCAGACGCGCCCGACCCAGCGCCACCGCCACCTCCACCAGTGTTTGCGCCGCCGGGCGAGCCATTCGCTTCGTTACCGGCTGCGCCACCTCCGCTGGATGCAGTGCCGTTAGCGCCGCCAGAGAACCCACCGCCGCCTCCACCGCCAGCCCTAGAGACGCTTGACCCGGTGATGTCGCTGGACACGCCAGAACCACCGTTGCCTCCAGCCGATGTGGTGGTGCTGCCGCCAGTGCCGCCAGCACCACCGCCGCCCGCCGCGCCAGTAGAGGTGCTGGACCCGCTGTTGTAGCCTTGGTTCGCTGTCCCGGTTCCCACAGCGCCACTGGAAGGTCCGCCGCCTGAGCCTCCGCTTTTTCCAGCATGGTTCGTTGTGTTTTCAAACGCCGTGCCACGCCCTCCTCCACCGCCTCCAGTGCTAGTGATGGTGGAGAACACGCTATCGGACCCACTGGTGCCACGGTCGGCAGAACCGCCCGCGCCGCCGCCTCCAACCGTGACCGTGTAGGTCGTCCCAGCCGATGCTGTAAACGCGCCCTCCGCGCTTGCGCCCCCGCCGCTACTCTCTCCTGTCCTGTTGCTGCGGTAGCCTCCAGCGCCGCCGCCTCCACCGCCCTTGTCGCCCGCATCATGCGCACCGCCGCCGCCGCCGCCCGCTATGACCAGATATTGCACGGTGATCACTTGGAGCGGCCACTTGCCCTCCACGCTGTATCGGTATTGGCCCTCCATTCGCCACCAGCCGCTAACAGCGGTACTCATGTGTAGTTCCCCGGCGATGGCATCGGCGGTTGCGGAGCCGGTGGCGGCGCAATCAGTGCAGCCCTCGCAGCGCCGTAGCCCAGCATTACCTGCTCGTACTGTGCGAGCGTGAGTTGATGCGACTGACCGTTCATGTCAGCGACCACAACCGGCTGATCGACGCCCAGTTCCGCCGCTCGCCGCGCGAGCACGTACAGCCCCGTCAGCAGTGCAACGTCCTCCGCTTTCCACGCGAGACGCCAGCCCAGTCCGGTGTCATACCCGGCGTCCAGCGGCGACGGCGGCGGGGGTGGCGGATACATCCGGTCGATGTCTTCCTGCGTGAGCGTGGAGCGCGACCACCCGGTGATCGCCACCACGTTCTCGTCCAGCGACCACTGCTCCGGGTCGGTTCGCGTCGTCCCATCCGGTAGGTGGACGCGATGCGGCAGCGCGACGTGTGCCACGCCCTGCGAGTCACGCCAGCATGGATCGCCAACGGCGTGCATCACCCGACCTCCTCATACGAGACGATCACATGGAGGTCGTTCGCCGCGCTCGCCTGCACGGTGATGCGGCGGTCCTCCTCCAGCCAGATCGACTGATCGCGGCCCAGCGGAGCGAACGTCGCGTCGGCGGGGACCGTGATGGTGTGTGCAAGTTTGAACGCCGTGCCGCCGGATGCGGCGTTGTAAATGCTCACCGTCGCGTCGCAGTTGTTCGTGCCATCGACGTTTGCGATGGAAAAAAAAGTTACGCGCAACGCCTTGCCACTCGCGGACGAGTTGGTCAGGATCGTCGCCTCGGTGGTCGTGCCGAGAGCCGTGTAGACGGTCTTGCCGTTGATGGTTGTCGGAGATTGGAGATTCGGCGCTGCCATAGGTCACCCAAAAAGGAGGACTGAAGCGTATTTTGACCCTGCGATCCGTGCATCGTTGCCCACGCACACCGTACTGGACGACGTGCCCGTCGGAATGCGGGCGATGTCCAGCGTGCCGGAGGTGATCACGCTCGCTGGCAGCGACGCAGGCGTGGCGACGATTTCCCACGCATAGCCGCTCCATGAGTAGGTGCGGCCGTTCTGCGTGGACTCGTCGTTGACGCTCGGGTTGGATGGGAAGGAAAAAGGCATTAGGCGATGCCCCACTTAGCGATGAGCGAGGCTTCGACGGCGGCTCGGTCGGTGTCGGGGAGGGCGGAGTCGTAGACAATCAGTTCAGCGATTAAGCCATCCCACCACAGAACACTTAACTCGCCGTCATCTGCAATAGAGTTTCCGATGGCTGTCTTGTTTAAGTAAGCCA